CTTCTCCGTAAGCAGCTGTTGTTGAATCCGCAGGGTTTGTTATATCTGCTACTGGATAGGCATTAACACTCATCTCAGTAAAGAGGATATCAGCAGCCGCACCTGATTCTGTGTACCATTGGAACTTCCCATTCTCAATTACTAAGTTAAAAGGCGTGTTGCCTGTTAGCCCTGTTACAGTATTGGTATCACCATCGCTAACAGCAAAGGTGCCTTCAGTGACTGTAACATTAGGGGTGATTAAATATGTTCCGTTATCACATGCTTGCTCATAGCCAATTGTTTTACCAGAGGCTGACACTAATCTGACAGTAGTATCATCACCATTAATCTCAACGAATTCAGTTTGACTCCTAGTATCACCTATGAGTGTCCAGTCATCAAGAGTAACCTCTTGTAGAATGAGATTATCTACTATAGTAGTTGAGACATCAGTATTGGTACATCTTATTGAGTACCTATCAGCAGTATCGCCGATATTAGCTCTCCAATCTACCTGGCCAGCAGCAATCATTAAGGTTACGTTATCTTCCCATATCGTATTACGTAAAATAAGATTCCCACCTGGCATGGCATCTACATCTGTCATAATTTTCCAGGATCTATAAGCAGTGAGGCCAGGAGAGTCCTGAGTAGTGTTACTAGCTGCCACTCCATCGTGTTCTAGTTTATCTGTAGTTTCATTTACTGACCAGCCAGAGCCAAGAGCCCAGTCGCTACCATCTCCTTCGAATGAGCCATCCACTATAATATCACTACCTAGTGAAAAGTCACTAAAGTCCTCATTTGCTATTCCTGCCATTTATTGATCCCCATCGTTTTGTGCCTAGAGCTATATACAGCTCTAGGCTGTGTTTACAAAACTTAAGTCTAAGTCCTTTCGACTTGCTTCCAGTCTAAGGAAACAGCCATCTCAATATTAGCCTTAAGAGCATTTGTTCTTATGATAGTCCCATCAGGTTTTTCCCACTCAAGCATAATGAGATGATCTGGGAGTACCTTCTTGGGAACTGCTGGTTTTACTATTTTTGTTTCTGTCTTTTTTGTCTCTGCCATTGTATACCTCTTTGTCTAAAGTTAAAGTTGGTACTTGTAACTAGGTAGAGCCAAGATACTACCTAGTCACAAGAATTACAAGTTGGGCTAGGAGCCGTAACCCAGACCTGCGAAGAAAGGATTCAGAACAGCATAGGCTGGTCGAAGATCGATTCTTACCTGATTCGTATTCTCAAGGAACCCAGATCCCTTAGAGACCCTAAACTGAATACCATCCTTAGTGGTGGCAAAAGTATCAGTACTGTGAAGTCTCTTGATCGGTACCGACCCAATTGAGAATGCGTTCTTATTCCAGAACAAATTTGGCTGATAGATTGTGCTTGCAGCTCCGAGTACAGTTACTACGTCACCAGTTACAGGAGCAGAATCTGCAGTGTTGTAGGCACCTGCAGCCTCATAAATGGCTGGACCTGTTATAACAATGTTTCCAGTACCAGTTCCACTCAGTGTAACTGCAGTAGTAACTGTTCCAGTGAACACTATAACAGCTCCAGCAGCATTCAGGATAGTCTGACGTGTAGACAGGTTCAGTCTATTACGACCAGTAATCTGAATAACCTCACCAGCTCTGATCTCAAGGTCAGCGCCAAATCCAGATACAGCAAGAGTCTGAGTCATAGTATCTTTTGCACCGACATACGTCACAGTAGGATCACTGGCCAGAGCGCCAACACGGTCAGCCTCAGAGTCTGTAGTATAACTGGCCAGAGTAGTTGCAGTCATAACACGGTCAAATCCCGCATAATTCTCAACGATTGTGGCTTTCTGATGAGCTGTCTTAACCAAGCTGCCAGCTGAACCACCGGCACCAAGAGAACGCTGATTCTCTGAAAGAGCTGCCTGAGTAAATGGGTTAATTGAGTAGTACCAAGGTGCATCCATTGGAATGCCGTGTGCTTCCATCAGAGCACCTGCGTTTGCAACATCACCCCATGCATCTGCAGCTGTACCGATAGTGCCTGCATAGAGACCTGCATTCTTTGCCATAAAAGCTGCAAAGTCAAGCTCAAGGTCAGTACAGATCCTGGTAGACATTGGATCAAGCAACTCTTCAAGTTGATCCATCTTGATTGCTTCATCAGCTTCATCGTAGTCGACAAAAGCTGTAAAGTAATCCTGGACTGTACCAGTTGCTTTACCTGTGGTAATTGGAGACTCAGTCTCACCAGAAACATCACCATCAGATGTACGAACAGATACATAGTCTGTTGGACGTTTGAAGTCAACATTGGCTCCTGAAGCTGGGTTAAACTTCCCTTTCAGAAGCTGTGTGTCAACATTCTTGGACATAATTCTTTTAGAATTAAATCCAGCCAGGAACACTCTTGCAAGTTTTCTTGTAAAATTGCTATCAAAATTATTGGCCATTTCTTATCTCCCGAGAGCTAGTCAAATGTACAGCCCTCTAAATTGGGATCCTCCGCTTCTATCTTACTCTTACCAGATGGAACGTATGGAGGATCTGGCGTGTTAGTAGTTTTTGGCTTTAACTCCAAGGCTTTAGGAGCAACCTGTGTTGCAATATAAACTGCAGCATCTGTCTCAGGCATCTTGCTTATCTTCTCAAGCTCAGTCGCATTCTGAGAAAGGTATAAGACATTTAAAGGCCCATTCTCATCAGCAAGAAGGTACCGTGCAAGGTCTTTTTTACCTGTTAAGAAAGAGCCAACAACATTCTGACTTTCAACAAGAGTTGCTTTATCTAACTTAAGTTCCTCAGTTCGATCATCAAAGTTTTTGATACTTGTCTTAACAGTTTCAAGATCTTGGACACGATCTGCGTTTGCTTGATCTTCACGGACTTTATTTAATGCCTGCTCGTTTGTTGCCTTTTGAGTATGCTTAATAATTATTGCATCACGGTCTTTCATCTTCTGATCAAAGTCCGCATCCAAATAATTCGGGACCGGAGGAATCTCAGGAAGTTCTTCCTTAGTGGCCTCAGCCAATTTAGCCTCAGCATCAAGACGTAGTTGCTTTTCAGCTGCTGCTTTTTCCTCTGCCGCTTTTTTCTCATATACAAATTTATTGATCTTCTTTTGTACTGGATCAATCTCAGCTTTTTCTACTAGCTTTACATCACCTTCGACTTTTACGTCGCCTTCAGTCCCGGGCTCTTTTGCTTCAGGTTCCTTCTCAACAACTACTGCACTTAGACCAAGGTCTTTATCCTTGTCATCTACCACAGTAACATCGATCTGGCCCTCAGCTACCTGTCCGTCAGGTACTACTACTGTTTTGTCTTCATCTCCCATATTTGTCTCCTCCCGGCATTTAGTGACCGCCGTAGTCGTCCCAGGATATGTCCTGTACAGTTAAAGGTTAATCAGAAGTTATTATAGCACCAAGCAGCTTCTGAGACTGCTCTTCATAGGACGCAATATTCGTAGGTCCTACAATTTTGTCTGCCCCGATGGCATCCTTAATTATGTTTAGTGTTTCTGCTAAAATCTTTATCTGCTCATCCTGAGCTTTCATAGCCTCAAGAACTAACTTACCTTTATCATTCTGTGCTGCAGCTTTATTCTTCTCAGATTCAAGACCAAGTTTCTCAATAGCGATCATAATACTGTTTTCACGCTCTTCTATCTTACTCATAATGTCAGCAGTTCCAGCCTGTGCTTTTTCTTGATCAGCTTGTGCTGTTGCAATCAGAGCCTGATCCATTGCGCTTGGTGGCTGGTTTGCAGCGGCTTCTTTAGCTTTTTGAACTTGCTGTATCTCTTCAGGAGTGAGCTCATTTTCAGGTATAATACCCTGAGTCACCATCTGGGCTCTTTTCCTTTTCGCAAGTTTGTCCATACCAGGAGCTGGTATATTATTAAGATAGATATCAGCTCCAGTCTGTAGTATAGTAGGATCGACTTTAGCTATATTCTCTATGGCTGTAACAGTTTCCTGCTGTCTATTGTGGAATGCTGGACCAGCAGAACAGACAAAACTATAAGTACCTTTTGACAAGTCATTAAGCTCAATAACCTTCTGGGAATCTTTATCAAAAACTTTTTGATTAATAGTGATGGTTTTACTAGAGCCATCTTGAAAGTCTAATTGAACTTCACGTTGTGCATCATATACTCGCGGTATTGCATCTCCAATGATTCTGCAAGTATGAGCTATGGCAATCTCCATTGCTGTAAAATAACTTACGTTAGCCGTATCACCTTTATTTTGTAAAGTCTGTAAGGCAATACCACTTTGAAGTCCTAAGTCAGGATCGCCAGAAGGATCTACTCTTCCTGATATGGTCTGCATATACCTATTCATACTTGCACTAGCTTCAGAGAGTCCAGGATTGATCTGTGCGCCTCCAGTCTCAAAAGGAGGTGGTTGATCAGGTATATGATTATAGAACTGGACAGGATCATCATTAGTATTCATAGTCCTTAGTTCTTTCTCATGACCACCAGCTTGTAGTTTAGTTATCCATTTCTTAGCTCTAGGGGCTAAAGCGCCCTCAGCAATCTTTCTTGACTCAATATAGTTCAAGACCCTCTGTGGATCCATATGCTTCTCAACAAGACCATAGTATATTAATTGATCTTCAGAGATCTCAAAGTTACCATAAACTGGGACTAGAGGAATATATGTAAATACTGTTTCCTTCTGGCCAGTAAGAAAATCGGCACCATCTAAAAGCTGATGGTAAACCCGATAGGCATTTGATGTCCTTGTTTTTTCTACAGTTACTCCCTGTTCAGCTAGCTCATCTTTAACAGCATTAAACTTTTCGTCTACTACAAATACTGAGCCATTTGTCATTCTTACAAGTTCAATAACCTCTGGTTTTCTCCAGTAGTGCTCGCCTACTATAACCTCATTATCTTTCCTACATGAATAGACTGTCCCATATGAGTCTCTACTCAAAGACATCCCACTACCTTTTGGGAAGTCTTTATCGTACCTACTTGTACTCATAGAAGTGAGCTTGAATCCCCAGTCAGCATCAGAAGCATCCTGTAACTCAGCACCTGGGTCAAACCACACTCGATCCATAAAGTTACTTATCGGATATATAATTAAATCCTGATTGAATGAGAAAGGGTCTCTGTAACCTTGTTTAATACCCCAACCACCAAGCCCACCAGTTACCATCTGTTTACCAGCAGCTCTATAAATATACTTAGCGCCAGTTCCTGAGTTGTTTTCTATGTTCCTTATTAAGCCTTCATAGTGGAGAGCAACATCAGTTGTAGCTGGACCACCTGCAGGACGAACAGCAATAGAGAAATCCATACTACTCATTTCGCCATGAACGTCATTCACAATCCCACTTGTAAGATCGATAGTATACCGAGGCTTACCTTGATACTGCTGAATAATGGTAGGCTCCCATTGGCCATCACGAGCGTTTATAAAGTAGTCAGCCTCTCTAGCTTTCTCACGCCCTTCACGATCAGAGCTTTGAGCTTCTCGGAGGTCCTTTACTACGTTCTGGTATGTAGCCTCTATTGTTGCCATCCTTCATACTCCATGTCTTCGGCTTCAGTTTCAAAAAGGGGATCGCCTTCTTCCAGGCTCATCACTGTACTATCCCATAGATTAGGACTCTCAATTTTAAACTTATTCTTCATTTCGGGCTTTGGATATATTTGAATTAGTCCACTCCCGTTTGGTTTTCGTGGTATTCTACAAGTTTCAGCTCTAAGTACATCAAGCTCCTCAATATCAGAGCTTATTGAAATCATCTTAGAAGGGTCAGTC